AAAGAATGCACCAGTTATACAAGGAATCAGTAATGAATGAGATGAAGAAACTATTGTATGTTCAATTCTTAAAAAACAAAATCAAATGAAACTTACTCACGGCAGTTTATTTAGTGGTATAGGTGGATTTGATTTGGCTGCTGAATGGATGGGATGGGAAAACATATTCCATTGCGAATGGATGACCTTCCCTCGTCAAGTATTAAAATATCACTTTCCAAATTCAATTTCTTATGAAGATATCACAAAAACAGATTTCACTATTCACAGAGGAAGAATCGATGTACTCACGGGAGGATTCCCGTGCCAACCATATTCAGTCGCTGGAAAAAGACTTGGGAAAGATGACGAGCGACATCTCTTCCCAGAGATGCTTAGGGCAATACGAGAGATTGAACCGAGATTCGTTGTGGGAGAGAATGTTCGTGGGCTTGTTAATTGGAATGGGGGAATGGTGTTCGAGGAAGTGCAAATTGACTTGGCAAATGAAGGCTACGAAGTCATCCCTTTTATACTTCCAGCTTGTGCCGTTGGTGCGCCACACAGACGAGACCGGGTCTGGTTTATTGCTCACACCAAGAGCAATAGAACAAGTGCAAGATTTGGAGAAATTCAAGAAAAGAATGGAGAAATATCCCAACGGAACAACGATGCCAAACCTTGCGACTCAAGTGATGGGAATGCTTCCTACACTAACAACAAGGGATTGGAAAGGTTCTCATACAGAAGAACGGCTGGAACGATGTGGAAGAAATCACACCAACAGTCTGCCAGATGCATTCGCGCAACTTGGAAAAACTTCCCAACTCAATCCCCGATTTGTGGCAGAGATGATGGGCTTCCCACCGAATTGGACGGAATTACCTTTTCTAAATGGAGAAACGAATCGATCAAAGGATACGGAAATTCATTAGTGCCACAGTTAGCGTTTGAGATTTTTCAAGCAATAGAAAAAAGTTTATTGTAATAATTAAATCAAATAACAAAACAATGGAAGCAACAATTTACAAAACAATGGTAACTGCCTTGAACAAGATGGGCAAGACTTTTACTGGAAACGAGTTCTATTCTATTTGCAGAGTATTGAACATTCCAGAACATTATCTAAAGAATGGTCACGCAAAGAACTTTCTATTACAAAATTGCGAACTCGTCAGTAGAAAAGTTTACAAAAAGAAAACTGATTATCCCAATCCAGAATGGCACAAACAAGTTGTCACAACAACTGAAACTTCTGATGTCCAAAAGATGATTAATCATCTCACTCAATTAGGATATCGAGTAATGAAGCCAAAAACAGAATGGATAGATGTTAATTAAAATCACACACCAATGATTACAAACTTTGAGAACATCACTTACAAATTGACTGATGAAGAAATGAAACACTTACCTACTATAATAGCAATGCTCAAGCAAAGCTACGGAAGGGATAAAGCAGTATCTTGCACTCACATTCAAGATAAAGTGAACATCAGTCAAGCGCGAATCAGAATCATTATTAATTACATTCGTAGGAATGGATTAGTACCTGACTTATGTGCCAGCAGCAAGGGATATTATGTTGCAAGAACGCAGCAAGAGTTCCACAAATATGTTCAGTCATTGACAGATAGAATTAACTCTATCCAATCGGTTCTGGATGCGATCAATAATAATCATTCACCACAATACGAATTGATTTGATGTATCAATTTGAGTATACCCAAAGGCAGCAAGAAGCATTGAGTTATTTGTCAATCAACAATACTGATTGCGAACTGCTGCTCTTTGGTGGTGCTGCTGGTGGTGGCAAGTCATATCTTGGTTGTGCTTGGCAGATATCAAGACGATTGAAGTACGCTAACACCAGAGGATTGATAGGTAGATGCGAATTGAAAAAGTTGAAGCAGACAACGATGAAAACATTTTGGAAGATATGCGTTGACATTGGTCTAATCAAAGATGTTCACTATACCTATAACCAGCAAGAACAGACAATCAAGTTCTTCAATGGAAGCGAAATTGTATTGATGGACTTGAGAGATATGCCAAGTGATGTTGAGTTCACAAGACTTGGTTCGCTTGAAATTACAGATTATTTTGTCGATGAAGTTGCTGAAGTGAGTAAACGTGCTATTGAGATTCTTGATTCTCGTGTACGATACAACCTAATAGATGATAAGCCAAAAGGGTTGATGACTTGCAATCCGACCAAAGGATGGCTTTACAACGAGTTCTTTGATGCACATCGTTCTGGTAACTTGAGATTCGATAGAGCATTCATTCGTTCCCTTCCAGACGATAATCCACACTTACCACAATCGTATCTCGACAAGCTATCAAGGCTATCAGAACGTGACAGAAAAAGATTGAAAGATGGTGACTGGGATTTTGATGATAGCAACGACAGATTGTATCATTATGATGACTTGCTTCGCTGCTTTAGGGATGAAATAGTTGGCAATAAAACCAAATACATAACTGCCGACATTGCTGCTTTAGGCAATGATAAAACAATCATTGGATTGTGGGATGGTATGACATTGCTTGAGATTCATAAACTGGAACACAAGTACCCAAATGAAGTAGCTGATTACATTCGCCAGCTATCTATCCAACACAATGTTCGATTGTCAAATATAGTTGTCGATGCTGATGGCTTGGGAATTGGTGTGGTTGGAATACTTAAATGTCAAGCATTCAACAATGGTGGTAGGTCAACTGAACCAGAGATATATTTGAATCTGAAAAGTGAATGCTACTTCAAGATATCAGATGACATTGCTAATAATTCAATCACGTTTATTTGCAAATCATACAAGAGTGATATCATCAAGGAATTGGAAGTCGTAAGGAATTATACTGCCAACACAGAAAAGAGAAGGCAAGTGACACCAAAGGATGAGATAAAGAGAATGAATGGATTTTCTCCAGACATTGCTGATATGATTATGATGCGAAAATATTTTGACCTATATCCCAACTACAGAAGATATGGTGTAAGATAATAACAACAATAAAACAAAAAACAAATGAGTAAACAAACGGCAGTAGAATGGTTCTTTCAACAGATTTATTCTAGGCAATTTAATCAAACTACTTATATGATGACTGAAAGGCAACTTTTAAAAATATTTCTACAAGCCAAAGAAATGGAAAAGGAGCAGATTGAAGATGCTTATTGCTCAGATAGGTTTCCTTGCTCAGAAGAAGATGGTGAACAATATTTTAATGAAACATACAGAGAACCAAATAAATTAACAAATGACAACACAAATTGAAAATGAAATCATCAAAATTGTTGATGGTGTAGAACAAGGAAATGCTAATGCTGGTCAAGCCTACATAGCATTAAAAAAACTATCCGAACTCATAGATGATTCTATGAAACAAATCAAGCCAGAAGCACACATCGCATTCTCAAGATTTGGCGAAAAGAACTTCTCTGCATTTGGAGCAAAGATTCAGATGAAGAACGAAGCATCAAGATGGACATACAAAGGATGTACGCTTGTGGAAGAAACCCAGAAGAAGCTGAAACTCTATCAAGAGTTGTCACAAAAAGCAGCAGAAACAAATGATGAGATTTATGATTCATCTGGAATCAGAATTGAACCAGCAGTAAAGATTGAAGGTGCTGAAACTTTTTCAATATCATTCAAATGAAATTGGTAACTAATTTTCTTCTGATGTGTTTAGCATTCCTACTATCACCTTTGTTGGTAGTAGGTATGCTCTATGCATTCTTATCTTATCTATTTTCTTTTCGATTCAGAAGATATTGGAATAAAGTCAGTAGCTATTTTCGTGCTTGCGCTATATCTCTCGACCAACTTGGAAATGTCTTTTGCGCTGAACTATTCAATGACTTATTAATCAAAGATGATAGCAATCCATTTGGTGATGAAGATGAAACAATATCATCTGTGCTTGGAAAGAATCAACTCAAGAACAACCTAACAAAATTAGGTCAGTTGTTGAACTCACTTTTAAATCTACTCGACAACAACCATTCAATTAATTCAATAGAACAAGATGAGCAAATTTGAAAAGATAATACTGGTCAGCATTACGATTAGTCTAATAATGGCACTATTCATTCTGTTGAAGAAATTAGATGAGCAAGACTATCTAATAAAAGAACTCAAAACAATAGAAGAAAACATCGAGAAAAGATATCATCAGATAGATAGTATTAATACAACAACAGAATATCATCGTGATACCATTCGCTTGATTGAGAAGAAAAAAGAAACGATAATCAATAACTATTATAAGAATGAAAAGAATATTCTTGCTGCTGATGATAGCACTAACCACCAGTTACGCATACGGAATCAAAAGCTATTCGAGCAGAGATACTTTGATGGTAGATACAATCCCAAAATTATCAAATGACCAAGCATTCAACTTGTGTTTTAATTCTCTTGAGTATTGGTATGCTGATAGCAAATTGAAAGATTCAATCATCATCCATCTGGAATCTATTATCGACAACTATATAAAGGTTGTCGGCATCCAATCATCCAATCAAGCAGACCTTAAAAGATTGTACGAGATTCAAAAATCAATCAATGTTGGCAAGTGTGAAGATGAACTTAACAAAGAGAA